ACTACTTAGAACCAAGGCTTCTATGCCTGTGTTTCAGTGGAATGCCCAGTACCAACAGGAACCGACAGCAGAAGAAGCCGCTTTGGTCAAACGGGAATGGTGGCAGATGTGGAAAAAAGAAGAACCCCCTATATGTGAGTATGTCATAATGTCTTTAGATGCTGCAGCAGAGACACACAACCGAGCAGACTACACAGGTCTGACGACGTGGGGTGTATTTTTAAATGAAGAGGTGGACAATTATAACATTATATTGTTAAATAGCATAAAACGACGGTTGGAGTTCCCCGAACTTAAAGAGTTAGCTATGGAAGAGTACAGAGAATGGGACCCTGATTCGTTCATCGTGGAGAAAAAGAGTGCAGGAACTGCTCTGTACCAAGAAATGAGGAGAATGGGTATACCGATACAGGAATACACCCCCCATAGAGGATCTGGTGATAAGCTAGCTAGGCTTAACTCCGTTACGGATATTGTATCATCAGGTCTGTGTTGGGTTCCCGAAACACGGTGGGCAGAGGAACTAGTAGAAGAAATAGCAGGGTTTCCGTTTATGAGCCATGATGACTTGGTGGACTCTACCGTCATGGCGTTGATGAGATTTAGACAGGGCGGGTTTATCAGACTACCGAGTGACGAACCAGAGGAAACTCAATACTTTAAACAAAAGAGAGGTGGGTACTACTGATGGCAATAGAAAAAGGGATACTTCAAGCTCCTACAGGTATAGAGGAAGAAGAAACTGAACAACTGGAGATAGAAGTTGTTAACCCAGATATGGTCACATTAGATGATGGTAGTATGGAGATCACCATAGTTCCTGACGCTGAAGAGATAGGCACAGGTGATTTTGATGAGAACTTAGCTGAATCTATGGATGATGACCAACTTGGTATGATAGCTGATGAGTTACTAGGAAATATTGATTCTGATTTAGACAGTCGAAAAGAGTGGGCAGATACATTTGTCAAAGGTCTTGATGTGTTAGGGTTTAAATATGAAGAACGTACCGAACCCTGGGAAGGCGCTTGTGGTGTGTACTCTAACGTGTTAGCAGAAGCAGCTATTCGTTTCCAGGCGGAAACTATGAGTGAAACATTTCCTGCGCAAGGACCTGTAAAGACTAAAATACTAGGAGAAGAAACTCGTGAAAAACTAGAAGCCTCTGAGCGTGTGAAGGCTGACATGAACTACCAGTTGACAGAGAACATGGTAGAATACAGGTCTGAGCATGAACGGTTACTATATAATCTTGGTTTGGCGGGGTCAGCATTTAAAAAAGTATACTACGATCCTAATTTGGGACGACAGGTATCTGTATTTATACCCGCAGAAGATGTGATAGTTCCCTATGGTGCATCACACATAGAAACAGCGGAACGTGTGACGCATGTTATGCGAAAAACAAAAAATGAGTTAAAGAAGTTACAAGCTAACGGGTTCTATGTAGATGTAGATCTTGGAGAGCCACAGGCATATCACAGTGATATAGAAAAGAGAAAAGCTGAAGAGGGTGGGTATTCTCTTACAGATGACGATAGATATAGTATATATGAGATTCACGCAGACATAGTTATAGATGGCGTTGATAATTCTGACGATGAGATTGCTAAACCATATATAGTATCTGTAGAGCGAGGGTCATATAAAGTATTATCAATACGACGTAACTGGAACCCTGATGATGAGTTAATGTTGAAGCGTCAGCATTTTGTACACTATGTATATATCCCAGGATTTGGGTTCTACGGGTTAGGTCTTATACATATAATAGGAGGGTACGCGAGAGCAGGAACCTCTCTTATACGACAGCTTGTAGACGCAGGTACATTGGCAAACCTCCCAGGTGGACTGAAAGCCAGAGGGTTGCGTATCAAGGGAGATGACACACCGATAGAACCTGGGTCTTTTAGAGATGTAGACGTGCCATCAGGCAGTATACGTGACAACATTATGCCTCTGCCGTACAAAGAACCTAGTCAGACTCTTCTTGCGTTGTTAAACCAGATTACCACCGAAGGGCGTAGGCTTGGGGCAATAAGCGATATGAACATATCGGACATGTCAGCTAACGCTCCTGTGGGTACAACCCTCGCCCTGTTAGAAAGAACACTCAAGCCGATGGCAGCCGTACAAGCACGTGTTCATTACGCTATGAAGCAGGAGTTTAAATTACTAAAAGCGTTGATGTCTGAGTATGCTCCTGCAGAATATGCCTATATACCTGCTAGAGGTGATGTATCGGCTAAACAATCAGATTTTATGTTAATTGACGTTATCCCTGTGTCCGATCCAAATAGTTCTACTATGGCACAGAGAGTGGTGCAGTACCAAGCGGTCCTCCAAATGTCCCAAACTGCACCACAGATATATGACCTGCCTCAGTTACATAGGCAGATGATAGAAGTTCTTGGGGTGAAGAACGCGGACAAACTTGTACCGACTAAAGATGACCTCAAACCTGTCGATCCTATAAGTGAGAATATGTCAGCACTTATGGGTAAACCGATGAAAGCGTTTATATACCAAGACCATGACGCACATATCGAAACACATATGGCGTTTATGCAAGATCCTATGATCGCGCAAATGATAGGGCAGAACCCACAGGCTAAACAGATCATGGCATCTCTACAGGCTCACGTAGCTGAACATCTTGGGTATAAGTATAGAAAAGATATAGAAGAACGGCTTGGGGTAGAACTACCACTACCGAATGAAGATCTACCAGAAGAAGTAGAAGTTAATCTTTCTAGACTGATATCTAAGGCAGGTAAAGCTCTTACACAGTCTCACATACAACAAGCAGCTCAACAACAAGCGGAGCAGAAAGCACAAGATCCTATAGTGCAAATGCAGCAAGCGGAGCTACAAATCAAAGCTCAAGAAGTAGAACGCAAAGCTAAGAAAGATCAGGCTGATGCTACCATACAGGCTGAGAAACTAAAGTTGGATAAAGCAGAGGTACAGATTAAAGCGGAGAAAGAAAACGTAAAATTAGAAGCAGATAAAGTAGATAAAGATAACAAAATGGAAATGGATTTATTTAAAACCTTAAGAGGTAAATAATGGCTAAAACCGTCTATGACGTGCTAATTGACAAAATCGAAGCCGATATGGCTTCTGCACAGGATTTCCTAAACGCAGGATCAGCAAAAGATTATGCAAACTATAGGGAAATTGTTGGATTGATACGAGGTCTAAGATCTAGCATAACACACATACAAGACCTCTCGCGCAAACAATTGGAAGGTGACGATGACTGAAGTAGTACAACTAAGTGATAGCGAATTAGATCAACAACTACCAAGACCTGTAGGGTATAGAGTATTGGTAGCATTACCTGAAATAGAGAAAACGTACGCGGATACCAGTGTTTTGAAGACAGACAAGGAAATGCACCATGACTACATAATGTCTATTATGGGACTCGTAGTAGATATGGGAGCAGGAGCATATCAGGACAAAGAACGGTTTCCTGATGGCGCATGGTGTAAAGAAGGTGACTTTGTCATGTTTCGGGCAAACAGTGGAACACGATTTAAGGTAGCAGGTAAAGAGTATCGTTTGATGAACGATGATTCAATAGAGGCTGTAGTGGCAGATCCTCGCGGTGTAGCGAGAGCATAGGAGTAATAAATGGCATTTCAAAAAGTAGAGTATAACTTTCCAGACGATGATGTAAAACCGCAGATAGAAGTTGAAGATTCTAGTGCTGTAGAGATTGATTTATCAGGCAAGAAAGAAAAGAAAGATGAACCAGAAACAAGTGGAGCAGACGATAAAGGAATCAAAAAGGCTAATTCTAAAGCTGACTTTGAAGTCGAAGTTGTCGATGATACACCGAAAGCTGATAGAAATAAAAAACCTTCCGAGCCGCCTGAAGAGATTACTGATGAGGAGCTTGAAGATTATTCTGAAAAAGTTCGTAAGCGTATTCAACATTTTAGTAAGGGTTATCACGACGAACGTAGGGCGAAAGAAACAGCCTTAAGAGAACGTGAAGAGCTTGAACGGTATGTAAAATCTATTCAAGACGAGAATGATAAACTAAAAGGTAATGTTAATAAGAATCAAGCAGCATTACTAGATCAGGCTAAGAAAACAGCAGAAGCTGAACTAAAACAAGCTAAAACTGCATATAAAGATGCGTACGAATCAGGTGACGCAGAAGCTGTATTAGCTGCACAAGAAAGTTTAACAGGCGCTAAGATAAAGACCGATAAGTTAAACAATTTTAAATTACCTTCTTTACAGGAAGAATCGAATACGGTAAAAAGTAAAGAAGAGCCTAAATCTGCTCCTGTTGTAGATCAACGAGCGCAGGACTGGGCTAAACAAAATACATGGTTTGGTACAGACGACGAGATGACCAGTCTGGCACTAGGCTTACATAACAAGCTCGCAAAGCAGGGCGTAGACCTGCAGAGTGATGAATACTACGAGGCAATAGATACTCGTATGCGGCAACTCTTCCCAGATAACTTTGAGGAGGTTGCAGAACCAGAGGCTGAAAAGCCTAAAAAACAGGCTAATGTGGTTGCACCCGCAACGCGGAGCGTAGCACCCAAAAAGGTAAAGCTAACGCAAACACAAGTCGCCATCGCGAAACGGCTCGGAGTGCCGATTGAATTATACGCCCAAAAGGTTGCAGAAGAAATGAGGAAAGAATAATGGCTGAGAACAGAATCAATAGAGAACTTGAAACTCGTACTAAAACAACACGTAAAAAGGCATGGCAGCGCCCAGAAGTTTTACCTTCACCTACGCCAGAGCCAGGATATGCGTACCGTTGGATACGAACAAGCACTCAAGGACAAGTAGATGCCACTAATGTTTCCGCAAAAATACGTGAAGGTTGGGAACCTGTAAAAGCAGCAGATCATCCTGAGATAACATTAGTTACTGTAGAGAACGAACGATTTGCA